TCGTGATTTCGCGCGCGATCTCGCAGTAGACGTCCGCCACCTGCGATGCCTCGCGGCCGCCGTTGTCGCCGCGGATGGTCTGCAGGTAGAGGGCGTGCGTGTACTGTTCGATCGACATCTGCGGAGACGGATCGGGAACGGGTGGCGCAGGCGAGGGCTGCGGGATCTGGCCGCTGAGCAGCAGCCAGCCCAGTACGAGGACGATCAGCAGCGGGGCGGAGTTGGTTTGCTTGGCGTTTTGCATGGCTACGGCAATCAGGCTGGAAAACGGGGGCGGGGGTCATGCATACAGGGATCAGACGGGCGGCTTGGGCGTGCAGCCACCGGACTGGCCCATGACCAGGAATACCACGGCGGCGATCACAACCCAGATAATCGGCGATTTCATGAACTCCTTGAGCTTGTCCACGATCGATTTCGGCTCGATCGTCTGCTCAGCTGCTAGCCTGTCGGATGCCGCGGCGAGGGCTGACTCCAGTTCCGATTGCGCCTCGTCGTGGTAGCCGGCGGCCAACAGCTCCCAGGCTTTGCTGGTGTATCCGTCGAACAGCTGGCGGGACTCCGGGGGATCCACCGGCGGGATCAGCTTCAGGGCGCGGAGCAAAGCCAGCAGCATGTCGGTCAGGTTCAGGCCGCTTCCGCCGCCGGAAAACATCATCAGGGCAACGACTGCCAGCACGATCAGCAGCGTGGGGTTTGAAAAAATGTCCATGTGGTGGGCTCCGGTGTGAGTGGTGATGAGAATGGTTCGCGGGGTCAGATTCTGGTCGCGTTGACCGAGCCGGCTTTCGGCTTGGCCGGGCCGCGGGCGGTCAGGCGCTGGGTAAGCTTTTTGATGGCGGTCAGGTGGTCCGGGTCGACTTCGGGCAGCGTGCGATCTTCCTCGTACTGCTTGGGCAGGTCGATGGCCAGTTGCAGCCGGACGGTTTGGGGCAGGTAGCTCCAGAGGATCGCCAGCAGGTGATCGGCCGGGGCCTTGATCGACGGGTGGTAGGTTCCGCCGCCCTGGATCTTGACCTTGCACTGCAGGTCCGTGTCAACCTGCTCGCCGTCGACTTCGGCGGACAGAACCACCGACACTTCATGATCGCGGTTGCGGCGAATCAGTCGCTTGCCGCGGTGCTTTACTTTGGTCGTCTCGGAGAACGGCATCCACGTCTTGCCTCCGTCGGGCGAGTATTCGGCGATTTCCGCCTGGCCGCCTTGCTCCATCAGCTGGGGCACTGTGTCGGCGTCGCTTTTCAGTTTCGCGTTCAGCTTCGGCGGGCCGGCGACCATCGAGTCGGTGGCCGGGTCGAGGAAAAACAGCACGGTCCGCAGGTTGGGCTCCGGACTGTGTGCTTTGGGCGGTTGACCAGGATCGGCCGACTTGCGTTTCGACCGTCGCTGCAGGTCTCTGGCTGTACGGCGGATGTAGGCACCGATCACTTTCATCGCGCGCGAGCGGCCCTTGCCGACCCGCTCTTGCACAGCGGCGCGGTCGAAAAACAGCTCGGTGACGTTGAACGTAATTTCCATGTCGGCAGCGCGGGGCGGTGCCCACGCGGTTAAACGAATCACTTGCGGCCAAAGAGCTGCTCGAATAAGCCGGGCTTTTGTTCAAATCGCTTGCCGGCAAATGCTTCGAGCTGCAGTTTCGCCTCTTCGTCGGTCATCTCTCGCCGGCGTCGCCGGCGACGGTGCATGGGGTGGAAGTCCAGTGCGGAAAACGGTGTCCGCTTGCGGTCCGGGTCGCGGTGTGTTTCGGCGATCAGGGCCAGCAGGCTGGCGGTGTGGTTCCATGCCTGCTCGGTCCGGATTTCGGCCATCTCTGCCAGCTCCCGCAGCGTAAAATCGTCGTGCGGGGGCTGGGCGATCGCGATCAGGCGGCTTGCGAGTCGGTACGGGTCGATTGGGTCGCCGCGGCGACGATTTCGTCCAGTGCGGCGTCGATCACTTGGTCCATCTTCGGAGCCAGCTTTGCGACCACGCGATCCAGCGCGTCGTTTTGCGCTGCGAGCAGCTTGACCAGGCCGGCCCTTTTTTTTTCGGGGAAAGACTGGATAACCGCCTCCAGCAACGTATCAGACGCGCCGTCGATGGCGTCCCAGAGGTCGCTCTCGAACTGCTCGCGGTCGATGTTGCGTTCGGCTGCCAGCTTGCTGCACAGCTGCCAAAGCACATCGCTCAGCAGGTACATGTCGCCCGACAGTCGGACGAACGGGTTTGTGGCCGGCGGGTCGGTGACTGCGAACAGATCGACGCCCAGCTCGTCGCGGATTTTCCGCGCGACGGGCGGGGTGATCCGCAGCGGCCAGTTGTGCCCGCCGGCTGTGAAAAACGGGGTAGACTTCACGAATTGCTCCTTGGACGCGTGGGGCATTGGTCACGCGGTTAAACGGGAATCAGTCGATCGCCTCCAGGATCTCGTCGGCAGTCACGGGCCCGATACCGCGGACGTCGATCAGTTGCTGGCGATCGCGCGGGATCTGGTCGACAAACTGCCAGCCTGCGTTTTGCAAAAAACGGATCGCACGGGAGTCGATCCCGGCCTCGGCCAGGTCGTCGACTGGCTGCCGGGGCGGTTCGCCGTTCGGATCGTCTGCCGCTGGCTTCGGGGGCGGTGTCGGGAGCGGCTTGGGCTGCTCGGCTTCGATCGGCAGGCTGGCCAGGCTGCACAGCTTGTAAATCTGATTCCCGAACAGGTAAATCTGGCGTTTCAGATCATTGCCCAGGCTGTCGATGCCGCGGCACGAACTGCGGAGCAATTGCTCCTGCGGCTCGCTCAATTCACCTCGCTGCTCGGCAGCGACGCCGGCCCGTGCGGCCTGGATAACCAGGTCGCGGTACAGCGCCGCCGGTATGGCGTGGATCCCCGCATCGTGCCGGCGCTTCAGGCCGTACTCAATGAGGGCTTGCAGGTTCGGAAAACGGTTCATCGCGAGATCTCCAGGATCGGTGAAAACGGTGTGACGCTGGCAGGTCAGGTCCCGCTCGGCTCGCGGGACCTACTTATGCCGACGTGGTGGTGGTCGAGGCAGCCACGGTGGCGAGCGTCGGCTCGCGGAGCGTGCCGTCCCCGTCCTCGCCGCGGTGCATGATTTTGGCCGGGATCAGCTCGTCGCCTTTCAGCGGGGCGTCGATGTCGAACTGCTCGACCTCGCCCCAGAAATGCGTGTAGCGGGTGTTTTCGGTGTCGATGTCGCCGTCGGCCACGGCCACGTGGATCAGCGAGTCATTGTTGTACGAGGCCATCAGCGCGTCGCGGACAGCGTCGGTACCGGGCTTGTAGACGTAGCCGAACTCGAGCCCGGTCGTTTTCAACGCCGACTCTTCGATCTCGTAAGAAGACTCGCGGCGAGACCCGTCAGCCTTGCCCTTGCTGCGGGGCATCTTGATGTCCCGCGCCCTGCCGATCTCGACCCAGGTGGGCGATGCGTGCGACGAGGCGGAATCGTAGTACAGTTTCCAGCGTTTACCGGCCATGGTCAGACCTCATATTCGGTTTTGTAAGTGACGAGAAGAATGGACAGGAAGAGCTGCTCGGTGCGCAACAGCTCCGGAGCCCACAGCGGGGCGTGTGCGATCGATTCCAGGTTGACGTTGTAATCGCCTAGCTGGGTCAGCGGGTGAGCGTCGCGGATCACGTTGCGGATCGAGCGGCTGAGCGCCCGCAGCGCTTTGGCTCTGGCGGCCGTGTACGGGTCCAGCGTCTGCCGGATCAGCACGGCGATGGAGATCTCGCTCTGGTCGGTGTCGGCCGTCCACCAGCTTTCGGCGATGTCCTCGCGAGGAAACACGGCGACGTGCAGGTCGTGATCGGTCTGGTCGACCTCCAAAAAGTCCGGCGAGGTGGCCGTTAGCTCCTCGGAATAGTCGCCTGCGTTGATCGCTGCCACCAGGGCGTCTACGATGGTTTCTACGGGGTCCATCAGGCGGCCTCCTGATCGGTCAAGATCGTGTTCAGCCGCCAGCGGGTGTGGTAGCGATCGGTGGGTCGGTAGACCTGGCCGTCGCCGTCGTCGGGCCGTAAGGTAAAGGTGAGCTCGATGTCCGTACGGTTGGGCGGGGTGTACTTGATCTTGTCGCCGGCCTGCGGAGCGGTGAACGTGTCGATCAGGTCCGACGGCTTCACGAGGAAGGACTCGCGATGCCGCTTTTGGATCAAATTCGCGTACTCGCTCGCCTGCAAGACGGTCTGCGTGCCGGCGATCGCGGTGATCTCCAGCTCGGTCTCTCCGCGGACGTACGTCACATCGACGCCGGCCACAAGGGCGGCGTGCGAGAAGGCGACGGACACGGCGTTGGAAAGGATGGTCATAATTTCGTCAGGTCAAAAGAGGCCCGCCGGCGCACGAGCAACGGCGGAGGAGCGGCCGCGGGGCGGGGTCTCGCGGCCGGCGGGCAGTCGGCAGCCCGGCGGGTTTGCGGCGCCGGGCTGCGTCAGCTGGTCAACCTCGCCGATCACGCAGCGGTGGTCGTTGTGGTCGTGTCATCCAGGACGCAGGTTTCGTCGTTCGAAATCGCGTCCGTGGTGATGATGGGGATGCCTTCCCATTGCGTGGGCGTTTCGGGTGCGGTGACCAGGTCCGTGATCCGGCTGGCTCGCAACTGACCGCGAGAACGGCGCGTCATCACGATGTGAGTCGGCGGACGCCCGGAGGGGAACAGGTCGTACAGCTGACCGAGCAGGGTGTCGTTCAGCGTGGAGTTTGTAACCGTGCCCAGGTTGCACAGACGCGCGACTGAATAGGCACTGGCAATTTGCAGACCGGCCCAGCCGCTGATCTCCTGGACGTACGCCGGAAACATCTTGTCCGAACCGTCGAGCATCATCTGGGTGAAGGCTTCGCCCAGATCGATGCGGCCGTCTTCCCCGATCACGACCAGGCAGTCGTTTTCCTCGACTGAGCGGATCATGTAGACGCTGCTGCAGTCGTCGGTGGCCGGCGTACTGGGTTCGATCACCATCGCGTCGGAAGTCGAGCTGAGCGCGTCCACGTCGGGGAATCCGGAGAAACCGCCGCTGTCACCGTCGGTGGTACCGCGGAAGATCTGGCTTTCAAAGGCAAACAGCGCGGCACGCAGGTGCCGGCGGCTTTCGCGGGCCAGGTAGCCCTGGGCGCCGCCTTTCTTGTAGATGTCGGCCAGGTTCTTGTCGACGTGGTAGCTGGCATCCAAGATGTTCAGCGTGGCGGTGACCAGCGTGTCTTCGGAGTGGTCGTGATCGCGGCCGGCGTTCACGGCGCGGAAGCCGACGGACGGGGCGCCGGATTCTTTGACAAACTGGTGGGTGTTGCCGTGCGTGGCCAGGGTGGCCATCAGGGCGTTCAGGACCGGAGCATCGTTCAGGATGTCGGTCGCGTCGATGTCGGCGAGCTGCGAATCGTTGATCACGATCAGCTCGGCCAGGGTCATCAGGTCGGCAGACATGGGGTGGCCTCGCGAAGTGAAATGAAGTGGCGGGAGGTGTGAGGAGGAGACTCAGGGACAAAAGCGGACGGGATCAGCCGCGGATGCGGGTCAAATCCTTGAGCGTTTTCCGGTCCCGGCTGTCGTTGGCCAGCGGATCGGGATGCTCTTCGCGGGCCAGCTGGAGCTGCTCGCGGAGTCGCTCGTTTTCGGCCTGCAGCTCGGCGGTGTGCTGCTGCTGGGCGACGGCAAACGGCAGATTCTCGGAGAAGTACTTGTAGCCGTTGGTGGCGCCGAAGGCCTGGCAGTACTCCTCACAGGGGCGATCGCAGCCGGTGGGCGGCGGTCGTGGCGAGTGACTGGCCAGAGCACTACCAGGAATGGCACGAGCGGGCGGCGATCATGGAATACAGCGGCGAGCTTGAGCGCGACGCGGCGGAGCGCAAGGCGTACCAACGGATCGTGGGGTTGTACGGTCATGAGTAGCGAGCAGCAGATCCAGCGGCTGATAATGCGCGGGCTGCGCCTGGCTGGCTATCGAGTAGAACGGATCCAGGCGGGGCGGGGCCGGCGCAATCAGCACCTGGCCAGCGAGGGTATGCCCGATCTGTTTGTGTTCGGCCGCGGTCGGTCTATCTGGCTCGAGGTGAAGGATGGTACAGGCCGAACGAGCGAGGCCCAGGACGCAACCCACGCACAGCTGGCAAAGTGCGGGCAGCACGTCGCGGTCGTACGGTCCTGGTCCGAAGCGCTCGAGGCGGTAAAGGGGGCTGGCGCGTGAGCGACTGGACCGCAGACGAGGCCCTGGCCAACGCCATACAGCACGTCCAGGCGTCCGGCGGATACGGTGAGATCCACCTGACAGTGCGCGGCGGTAACGTCGTGGCGGTACGCACGCAAGTATCAATGCTGTTCGACGTAGAGCGCTTGCACAACGTAGGGGCATTGAATACTATACAAACTTCGGCCACCGATAAACGGCGTCGACCACAATGAGATCTGATCCAGCGCGACCGGTAGCGGTCGTGTCCGCGCAATCTGCGCCTGGCGTCGGTCCATTGTGGTCGGCGCCTTTTTTGTTGTCCGAGCGTCGCAGGGTAGCGCAGTGGTAGCGCGTCGCGTTCATGCCGCGAAGGTCGCTGGTTCAAGTCCAGCCCCTGCTAGAGGGCAACCGAAGACCGGTCCCAGTCCAGACGCTCGCCGAGTCGCCGCGGTTACGGCCGTGAATGGCGAAAGGTGCGCGCGGAAGTGCTCGAGGGGGCGGGTATACCGAGAGACGAGTGGTGCCGGTATGACG